CATCTCTTCCCCTCTCAATGTAAGGTTGGTCGGTAGACTGGAACAACGATAGCATTGACCAACTTGCTACCAAAGGTAGTTGCTTCTTGAATACTAGCGAACACACCATATGTAATATGATCCCCGTCAAGGTGTGTCATTGTAACAAACCCGACAGGCGGTTGCTCGCTGTGAAATTCAAATCCTTGTACGATTACTTTACTCATGGTGTGTCCTCTCTAATATTGATTGAATAATAAGTGAGCAGTTTAATGTCATGCTCAGGACATGGAGACTATAGCGCGAAGACAACTTCCGTGTAGCCTTCAAGGCGTTCAGCGTTTGTTACCAAGCCCTTGCTACCTGTAAGGTGCTTGTACTTGTCGTCACCTAGAGCAACCCATAGTGAGTTGTCCTTAAAGCGACCATTACCTGCAATCGCCTTAACGATAGTGCCACGCTTGGTGTCACCTGTTACGGTGTCAAGCGCATTGTATGAAATTTCGTCCGCGATGACACGAAGTTCATCAGCAAGACCTAGAATTGTTGTCGTTGTAGACATGTGTTACCTCTCGTTTGGTTGGTTGGTTAGTAAAAGAATTGACCGAGCGAACGTGTGCTCTGCCAATTCTTGTTTGGTGTATAGCACAAGCAATCATCTATAAGTATACCGCAATCATAGCATGATTGGCAAATCGTGCAGTAGTAGGGGTTCTCGTGCAGGTCTGCGATGGTTTCGCAATACGGGCACACATCTACTATCTGTTCATCATCTGCCTCATCATCAAACCATATCTCGGGATACTTGATACCGCTTGCTTGTGTTGTTGGTACAGCAGTAACGGGCTTGGGTGGCGTGGCATAAGTATTTCTCTTATGACTTTGATTACTCCACCATATACCGTCATTGTCCCACGTACCTGCCTTCTCATTGATCAGATACATAGGGTGTTGCGCGGTTGGGTCGCAGGTTAGGATAGCAATCTTGCTACCACTAGCCCACGACTCTACCATGATATAGATATTATCATCATCAAGTGCAGAGACGCCACCTATTTTAGGTAGTGTATCCTCTGCAAAGACACGCGTATCACTACGTTTGTCTGACTTATGAATTGTTATATCTAGTACTCCATTGTGAGCAAGGTAAGTACGCTCATCACCACCAACCACAAATGGGTGGCAGTTCTGCTCGTTCTTAACACCATGTGTTGCCCACCTAGCGTGCCACATGGCGTAGCCACTTGGGTATTGCTTGCGCAATTCCAAGAAGCGTGCTATAGATTTCTTTGCAGACATGCTACGCTCGGAGATTATTCTATCCCCTGCGTGTATAGCAAACCCAAATCCGTGCGGGTTGCTACATGCACCTGCTGTTAAGTCTGACTTATTTGGTATAGAGTCAGGCTCACACACAACAAGTATGCACATAGTTTGAGATCCTCTCTAAGCGTTAGCCACTAACGGCTTCTTGATATCTACTTCTTGTATCTTGTCTAACCTAGAGTATAGGTCAGGGTATAGCCCATTGTTGGACTGTACATAATCAACGAACCACTCCCAAGACAATGCCCCTAATTTGACATCATCTAGGCGTAGTTCCCTAGTGTACTCAACCATAGCCTGTGTTAAGTCTAGGGCACTTAACACACCGCTTGTATTCATTGTGCCCCTAAAGAAGCGCAACTCTATCGTATTACTATTCTGCGTATTTACCGCAGAGTAACGCTCACTTGCATTTCTGTTGGGGTCTCCAACCTTATGCTTGAGTGAGAATATAGGGCGGTCATACTCATCAAAGGTGTACACATCATTGAAGCGTGCGAACCTAGACTTACGCCCTGCAAACTTAATCATTGTCGGTGCATTATGGTACACAAATGCTATGAACCTATGCAGATGTGCCCCACTTGTAAAGCCTTTGCGTGATATGTGAACATGCAAACCGCATGTATCCGTATCCCATGACCTCGCCCTGTAAGTCTTTCGGAGAGTGTCAATAGTATCCCAAAGTAGGGTACTATTCTCCCGATACTCTAGGTGTGTATGGGGGTGAGTCACAATCTCGAAGCCATGATTTAGACTACCGTCATGCTTGAGATAGGCAACCCCGTCAAGCGCAGTTGAAGCATACGAACTTGCTTCATCTATACCATGTGTAAACTCGGTCTCCAACTCGAAGCCTAGATAGACTCCGTGCTTGTTAGAGCCCTTGAATATAGGGTCAGGTTTGCAGTTGTACTCGTGTACTCCGACACCTTGTCGAGATCCGCGACAACACCTTGATGTAAGGTTATTGTCACAGTTGCACGAGTCCTCATTATTGAAATACTCGTCGCAATCCTCGCAGTAGTAGGCGTTGTCCTCGTAGCATGACTCACAATAAGTCGTGCCCTGTACCGAGTAGTAATTGTAGCGGTCGCTGTAATTTTCATTGCAATTTTCGCAATAAAAGGTATCGCTTTCCCAACAACCCTCGCACCAAGTCTCTCGACCTACGGTGTGGGAATTGTCGCTAATCTCGCCACAGTCACAATGCTCACAGATAATGGCACAACTTGTGCAGTATGTATCGTCATTGACTACAATTATTTCATCATTGTCAATAGTTTCATGGCATGACTCGCACACACTTACGCAATCTGCGCAGTAATCGTGTCCGTTATGCTTGATTACATCATCATCATCAAGATGTGTGGTGCAGTTATAGCAGGTTATATCCATACGGTTCCTCCTTCCTGTATCTAGTAGGGATACAATACCACAGGTTTAAGCCCGTGTCAAATCTCTCATGCTGTCAAGGACAGCGTCGGCAATCTTACTGCGTAGACCTTGAACCTCTAGCAGTAGGGTAGGGAAGTCGTTACGCTTGTGGTTGTCCTCTTGTAAGCGTAACGCCATGCGGATAACCTCGACCTCACGTTGAGTGAGATCCAAGAGCAGGTCGTTACCGTGCGTCATAGTAGCCTTCGTATCTGCGGAGTCTGCGCTCTAATACATAGACTCTGCGAAAGGCTACCAATAATACTACATTAACAGATAGCAAGGCTATTGTCAATGCGAGCATATCGGCAGGGGATAGTTGCATTACTCACCTACCTTGTCTGATAGGTAAGCATTGACCACGCGCCAATCGTCGGCTGTGGTAGGCTCAATTTTGTTGAGCCCTAATTCGGATATGGTAACTTTGACCATATCGCGGATTAACGCCATATCGTACCTCTCTTTCATTGTGTTAGGCATAGCCTATCACATACTCGACGCTTTGTCAAGTCGTGCCACGCTAGGGGTTGAACCTAGTCACCACCGTTCAGGTCGTGGCGTGTGCCTATCGGGTCTGCAAACCCTTAAGGCGTGTGCGCTTCGTGGCAGGTTGCCACGCTACGGATAGGATTTTCTCGCGGAATAGTCGCGTTGCGTCGTCAATATCCATGCGGATATTAGCGTACTCGACTTCGAGCGAGAGTCGCTCGCTTGCGGTCATGCGTAATCCTTTCTCTACGATTTGATAGGCATAGCCTACCACGACTTAACGGGTTTGTCAAGTCGGCACGCTTTCGGCGTGTCGTGCCATGCTAGGACTCGAACCTAGTATCCCCCCGTAGGGGCATGGCGACCTAGTGTCTAGGTGAGATCACTACCAACGGGTAGGGACGATTGAGTGTAGTGAAAGTGCGCGCGCTAGGCGTTCCTGTGTAGCATCATCAAGGATAGGTAGGGTGCGTTCAACCTTAGGCTTGTTAGTCGTAACTGTGTGCCGAACTCGGCGCACGGCATGACCATGCTTTGTGTTGGATAGTCGCCAGCCAGCAGACCCTAAGCGACGTTCGGTCGCTTGAACCTTGCGTGGCGTAACCACTATGCTACCGCTACCGCCCCCGTAAGGGTTAGGCATGATAGTACCTTATTCTAAGGCATGGAAGGGTTCCATGTACCTTGTGCGCTATCGGGTAGCGAACCCGAAAGATACCATAGTATCTAGCGCGTGTCAAGTTAAAGATTTGCTAGGGTCGTGTTACTCTACGGCGACCGTATGCTACTAAGTAACTAGTCAAGCCTAGCATATCTTTATTCACTTGTCAAGTTAGGGACGCTCCCTATCTCTAGGGGTTCTAACTTGTTGAGAGTACTTTATCAGACTCTCGAACACTTGTCAAATCTTGCGACTTGTCGCGTGTCGTGTTATCTGTTGAGCGGGTCGCGCTCTATCTGATGACAAGGAGAACATTACATGAACGGCGAACGCTTGTCAAGTCGAAACCGTGTGAGATAGGTCACACTTCAATTATCAAATCCGCATATTTGCTAATTAAATAGGTATAAACAAATCAAGATTTAACCTGAGAATTTGCTGAGAAAATCCTGAGAGGGGGCTGAGAATTTTCTGAGAGGGGGAGATAGTCGGCAAACCGACAAACCTATAAATAGATTTAACTACATGTAGATTTGTCGACAATTTACACAAACCCTAACCCTATACTTGAGAGTTAGACACTTTGACCCCATATTGTTTAATATGCTTGTGCTTGGCATAAGTAGTATCCAACAATAATTTTCTGTTATATTGTAATATAGCCCCCAATATATAGCCCTGACCAGGGCTTTTAAAAATATATTCAAATCAGTTGTTCGCTTTTACGATTTGAACAGGTTATCTATATATGTAATATATATATTCGGAGTCGCTCCGTTTAAGACTCCGCGACTCTATATAATATATAATATAATATATATAATGGGACATCTATGCCGTTAAGGCGATAGCGTTAAATGACTGTAAATTAGGGGCGATGTTAATGGGTAGAAAACCTGGGATTCAGAATATCCCCAAACGTGAGGCCCAAGAAAAGGTCCTCCAGGTATTGGCTCAGGGCCAGACTATAACGGCTGCTATGGCCACTGTAGGGCGCTCTGACGTAGCCTTCCGTCAATGGGTAGCAACTGACCCTGACTTCAAAGAACGTGCTGAGGCTGCTCGCCTCGAAGGTAAAGGCATCAAGACCGATCTTAAAGAACTTGCCAACATTTCCTTCCCCGACTTTTCTGAACAGTTTTTAGATACAAAACTTTTTGAACACCACCTCGACTGGATAGACCTGATTGAAGGACGAGAGCCACGATGGCTTCATCCATCTATGACTTACGAACCTGGTGCTGCCAATCGTGTTTTAATTAACGTACCGCCCGAGCACGCCAAGTCAACAGTGATTACTACAAACTACGTAGTCTACAAGATTGTAACCAATCCTAACGCTCGAGTCATTGTAGTCTCTAAGACTCAGGGTATGGCGCGCAAGTTCCTTGGCGCTATCAAGACTCGTCTTTCTCACCCAGCCTACACCAAACTACAGGTGGCCTTTGGCCCAAATGGTGGCTACAAGGCAGATGCAACCCAATGGTCTGCTGATATGATTTATCTAGGTACAGGTCGAGACTCTGGTGAGAAAGATCCAACCGTGCAAGCGCTCGGCTTTGGTTCTCAGATTTACGGAGCACGTGCCGACCTGATTATCCTAGATGACGTCGTGATGGGTGCTAATGCCCACGAGTGGGAAAAGCAGATTGAATGGCTTCAGAAAGAAGTTATCACCCGTCTAGGACGTCATGGTAAACTTCTAGTGGTTGGTACACGTGTATCGCCTATTGACCTTTATAAGATGATTCGTGACCCTGACCAATGGACGGGTGGCAAATCTCCCTTTACTTACTTTGCCCAACCAGCCGTGTTGGAATTTGACGAGGAACCAAAGAATTGGAAAACCCTCTGGCCAAAGACAACACAGCAAGAGAATGAGATTGACGAACCTGACGCTAATGGACTTTATCCGAAATGGGATGGACCCTCGTTATTTACGAGGCGCTCTGAGGTTGCGCCATCTGTCTGGGCTATGGTCTACCAGCAAGAAGACGTCCAAGAAGACTCCATCTTTGCGCCAGCAACAGTTGCAGGATGTGTCAACGGTATGCGAAAGCGCGGACCGCTTAAACAACATGCTGCAGGACATCCCAAGCATGTCGACGGAACGTATACAGTAATTGGATTTGACCCAGCCGTTTCTGGTCGCAGCGCCTTCGTCGCTGTTACTTATAACCGAGGCGATGGAAAGATATATGTTTTGGATTGTGTCAACATGGTTGATCCAACTCCGCAGAAAGAGACCGCACTCATTCACGAGTGGGTAGAGAAATATAAACCTCAAGAGTTCAGAGTCGAAATCAACGCACATCAGAAGTACTACGCTATGGATGATGACTTGCGGAACTTCTTGGCTTCGTACGGATGCCAGTTAAATTCACACTTCACTGGTAAAAATAAGTGGGACGTATCTTTTGGTGTGGCTTCTATGGCCAGCCTATTTGGTAGTGTTCGTGATGGACGTTACCAAGATAATGGCATTATAGAGATGCCAAGCAATGAAGGCTCAGAGGGGTTAAAGTCCCTCACACAGCAACTGATTACTTGGAAACCAGATACAAAGAACCCAACTGACTGTGTGATGGCACTATGGTTTGCCATTATCCGTATACGTGAACTGATGCAACAGTCTTCACGCGTTGGACAATATCAAACAAATAGATGGGCTACGCGTTCTCAAATAGCACAACGTGGTTCTATACAACTAGATGAAGCCTTTGCCTCTCAATGGGCAGAGCAATACGGATAGGACAATAATGGCATTATCAATGGAACAGGTAGTAGCAAGAGTAAACTCTCTACGCTACCGTAATAGTGAGCGCGATGCTCGCAACCTAGACGTCCTTGCTGTCCGTAAAGGAAAGATTGCAGAAGTATATCCTGATTTCTTTCCAGATGGTGTTGATGCCAACGTAGTTGCAAACTTTATTGACATTGTAGCACGCGACCTATCTGAGGTTATGGCCCCACTCCCGGCCGTCAATTGTTCTGCTGCTAATCAAGTATCAGATCGTGCACGAACATTTGCTGATAAGCGCACTCGCATTGCATCAAATTATTTTGCACACTCTGATCTATCAGTCCAAATGTACTCAGGTGCTGACTGGTATATAACATATGGTTTCGTTCCGTTCATGATTGAACTGGACGAAGAAAGCAAACTACCTCGCATCCGTGTAGAAAACCCAATAGGTGCTTACCCAGAATTTGATCGCTACGGGCGATGCGTTGCTTTTGCTAAACGATACATGATGTCTCTAGGCGAACTTGTTTCCCAGTTTCCTGATTACGATCGTGAACTACTTGGTGGCTTTGGCTACAAGCAGGACCTCAATGCTCAGGTTGAAATGATTCGTTACTATGATAAAGACCAATCACTTATCTACATTCCAACAAAAAATAATTTAGTTTTATCAAAGGCTATTAATCCTATTGGTAAGATGATGATTGTTGTTGCACGTAAACCATCTATCGATGGTGAACTACGTGGACAGTTCGACGACATTCTTGGTATTCAATTACTACGCAATCGTTTTGCATTACTTGCTATGGAGGCTGCAGAAAAATCTGTACAGGCTCCTATTGTTCTACCTAATGATGTTCAAGAACTTCAACTAGGTGGAGATGCTGTTATTCGTACAGCAAATCCTCAAGGTGTACGACGCGTAGAGTTGACTCTACCACAAGGTGCATTCACTGAGCAATCATTATTAAACCAAGAACTTCGTGTTGGTGCTCGTTATCCTGAGGGACGTACAGGTAATATCAATGCATCAGTGGTTACAGGCCAAGGTGTGCAGGCTCTTATGGGAGCCTTTGATACACAAGTTAAGTCAGCACAGGCAATCTTTGCTGCTGCACTTCGTGATGTAATCCAACTTTGTTTTGAAGTTGATGAGAAAATTTTTCCAGGTGAGAAGACAATTCGTGGTGTTGACTCAGGTTCACCATACGAAATTACATACTCACCTAAGAAAGACATCAAATCTGATTACTCAGCAGATGTCCGTTATGGAATGCTTGCTGGTCTTAACCCAGCACAAGGTCTTATCTTTATGCTACAGGCACTTGGTGGTGGATTAATCTCCAAAGATATGGCAATGCGTGAACTTCCATTTACAGTTAATGTAACACAAGAATTAGAAAAGATTGAAATTGAGAAGATGAGAGATTCACTTCTTAATTCACTTACCGCCTACACACAAGCAATTCCACAGATGGCTACTCAAGGCCAGGATGCTTCCGCTGTAGTACGTAAAATTGCTGCTGTCATCAAGGCACGCCAAAAGGGACAGGCATTAGAGGATGCAATTGAAGCAACCTTTGCCCCACAGCAGCAAACAGTTCCTCCTGCTGGGATGCCACAAGCGGTTGAGCAAACGTCCCCTGCTCCCACTGGCACTCCAGTAGGAGGCGCTACTCCAAATGAAATGCCAGCAAATATTCAAACCGCACCACCTGATGTAATGACATTGTTGTCAGGTATTACTGGTGGAGGAAAGCCTACAGCGAGCGTTCGTTCTTCTCGCAAAATGTAATCTAGGAGGGGACAATGACAACAATAATCGGTATTGAAACTGAAACACAGTCTCATCTAATTGCAGATAGCCAAACAACAGATGATAATGGTTTTATTTATAACCATCCTAATGTTAAGAAACTGTCTGAACGTGGTGCATTTATTATAGGTGGATCTGGTGAAGTACTTCCATGTGATGTTGCACAACATATATGGGACCCACCAACACCAACTACAAAAGATAGAAAAGATTTATATCACTTTATGATTACAAAGGCTATGCCTTCTCTACGTAAATGCCTAACAGAGAATGGATATAACTTTGATGAGACAAAAGGTGAATTAAGATTTCAATTTCTTATTGCAGTATGTGGTGAGATATTCGACATAGATAATGATTTATCAGTTAGCAAAAATAAAAGTGGAATATACGCAGCAGGTTCTGGTGCATCTTATGCACTTGGTGCCTTGCATGCAGGAGCAGATGCATATGAAGCAATGGAGATTGCATCTAAATTAACTGCATTTACTGCAGGTCCTTATATTTCAAAATTGCAATTTAAATATATTAAGTAGGAGGAATCATGACAACTGCACCAGAGAATAGAGGCGGTCTCCGCCCAACTGCTCCGCAGAATAATCCTGCTAATGTATCAGGTACTGGTGGTGCAGGACAATCAGGTCAGTACAAAGGTTTTGCCTATGGCCAAAATAAAGCATTAGCAGAACAAATGGCTGGTGCTCCTTTACAGGGAACAGCAAATTCTCCAACACCAACAGGTGTTCCTACTCCTCAATTGCCTGAGGTTACTCAAATCACTGCACCAACAGAGAATCCAGATCAGCATGTTATGGATGGAGCCTCAATGGGGCCTGGTGCTACATCAGTTCCTGGGCTACCAGCGCAACCTGACAATACTAAGTTTGATCAGTTAATGCAACAGTACCGTCCAGTATTAGACTTTATTGCTTCACGTCCAGAAACATCTACTGATACACGTGATGCACTTAACAAATTAATGAACGGTAATTCATGAATATCTGGGACCGTTTAGGTGACCTTGCAAAAGGAACCAGAGACTGGGGTTTAGATATTGGCTTAGCCATTGGTTCACTTCCAAAGTTTGCATGGGATATTGCTACTGCACCTTGGAATGACAGAAAAGAATATGATAACTTTGCTGGAACCTTAAAGCAGGCTGGAACAGATCTTGCTAAGAATGCATTACGCCCAGTTGGTGGTGTTATTGGTGCAGTAACTGCTATTAACCGAAATATTATTCGTGAACCATTGAGCGCATTTATGTTAGCAACTGCTGATACTAAATCAGCCAGTCCTGTTATTGCATGGAAAAAAGCATGGGAAGCGCGCAATCAAATTTCATTTGGTCAGGCTGCTGCAACAAATATTTTTGGTGCATTCTCTCTTGTACCAGATGCATTAAAGCCAGACTTTGCCAATTCAAATTTTGATATATATGATAAAAAGCAACGAGATGCTGCATTCAATGATAGCATCTATGGTAAAGGGATATCAGGTTCATTAGATACTGCTGCTTGGCTATTTGGTGATGTATCAATCGTCGGCGGAAAAGCATTTGCAGCATACAAAGCAGCAGATGCTGCAGAAGTGGCAATCAAAGCAATCCGTGAAGTGCGCTCAGGCATTCCAGTAACATCTGATGTTGCAAAAAAGTATGATAAACTTGCTGAAGATTTTGCAAATAATGATACATTATGGGCAGCAAATCATCCTTGGGTTAAGAACAGCAATAACCGTGCATCTGTTGCATACTTTTTGGGTGTAACACAAAATAAAGATGAAGCACTTAACACAATGCTTGCAGTTCTTGGCGATTCAAGTGGAGCGCATGAACTAGAACTTCTTTCTCGTCCAGATCTTGCTGCACCTTTACGTATTGCAAGTGGTGAACTAACACGTAGCGACTATAAATTCTTGCTAAATCAAGAAGCAGCCATGAAGGCTGCCACAACTGAGGATATGCTGCAGTTTGCTTTTAGAAGTGAAGAAGAAATACAGGCAGATAAAGCATACATTGCTGCTTGGGCTAAACATGATAAGTATGCTGACGGAATTTTTAACATATCACAAGAAGCACCAGTATCAGAAGGTATCGGACGCTTTGGCCAAAGTGTTGGTTCGTTAATGGCAGGTGGACGTACAGTCCCATTCCATTCACGCCAAGTTGGCGATGCAACTGTTGAAATGTACCAACCAACTGTGTGGCATAAACTTTATTATAGCGTAACCTGGCCCGCTCGTTTGCGTCCAAGTGGCATGGCTAATTTAAATGATGGTGATTCTATCCAAGAAGTGATCTCAGTCACAGATAGACTTGTACAATTATCACGTCCATCTGTTAAGGGACAGACAGGTGTGCTAACAACTCTACCTGAAGGTACATTCACACGTGAAAATGCTGCAGGATTTATTGAAAGATATGCTTCAGCAGTAACACCAGAGGCCCGTGCTAAAGTAATTAATGATTTAGAATATGTTGGATATAATGTTCTTGCAAAAAAACATGGTGTAACAAGTGAAGATGCAGCAAAACTATTCGACTATCATAACCAATTACGTTCTGGTCGTTTAACCGAGGCAAGAGATAATGGATTTATCTATGACCATGTGTTAGACCAAATGGTTAAGGTCCCTATGTTTGAATCCCAGACTGCAAACATTCTTCCTATTGCAAACTTTGATAAAATCGATGCAGTCTTAAAGCAAAATGCAAGCGCATTGCGCAGTGTTTCTGGAAGTTTACATGAAACCATTAATACTGTATCTGATTTGTGGAAGGCATCGGTTCTTCTGCGTCTAGGTTATCCTATTCGTAATGCTATTGATTCACAACTGCGTATCTGGGCCACAGTAGGTGCAATGACTTCATTGCGTCATGCTGGTGAAGGCGCTAGAGATATTATGGATAATACTAAAGTTGCTGGAACTAGACTCATTGATAATTATAAAGGTATTAAAACGCCAGATTATAATGTTCTAAAGAAAGAACTGCATGTTTCTGGTGCTGGATTAGCATCTGCACAAAAAGAAATTTCTAGACTTGAGAAACAACTAGCACTTAATCCAGAAGATATAGATCTTATGAATCAACTTGTTATTGCTCAGAGAAAACTTGTAGAACATACTGCACTTTATGAAAGCAATAGCGCAGCAATGGCTAAGATTGAAGCATCTAGAGTGCGTTCAAATAAAAAGCATATCGGTCAATCTGATATAGACTTTGAGTCATCAATTGATAGTATTGATGGAATAACATATACAGCACATGGTGCTTTTGGTGGGCCAAATGGTGGTTTATTCCGTAAACTAAACTCATCTGCGCAAACATTTTCTAACCTATTAGAAGATACTGCTGGATTATATGGCAAGAATCTTTCTGCTAAAGGCATTGGAATGGTTCGCCCAGAAGATGCAAACTATTACCAGGCATGGGCTGACGCAATTAATAATGTATTTGGAAACTCAAAGGTTGCAAGAGCATTGATGAGTGGGAAAGATCGTGCAACTGTAATCAAAGAACTTGCAGCAGATGCAGAACTTCGCGCACGTATGGGTATCCGACGTTCTGAAGTTGAAGATTATGTTGATACTACCCAAAGATTCCTTGATAATTATATCCCTAATGGTTATGGTATACGTGAAGAAATTCTAGGACCATACGCCAAAGTTAAAAGTAAATTCCCATATTTGCAAAAATATCTTGATGGTGGTAGTGGTGGTCTTGTTGGTTCAAGAGATACTGTTGGATTTGTAAAAGTTGAGGCATTGAAAGATATGCCAGGAAATGCTCTTAGTAACACTGAAGGAATAGATGCATTAAGAAAATCTATTCGTAAAGGCATGGGATTTGCTACAAGAGAATTCAATGGAAAGCCTTATCAAGATCCGATCATGGTTGTTTATGACAATGAAACTGGACTTGCCTATATTGGAGAAGGTAACCATAGACTTCAGGCTGCAATTGCTGAAGGTCTTGATGCTGTCCCAGTTCGTGTTGTTAAAGGGAATGCAGATGAAATGGTTGCTAAGGGTGGAAGAAAACCTAAACAAATTAAGAATGGCAAAACTCCAGAATTTGTTGATTCATACGGTCCAAATGCTGGAAAAGTTCGTGACCCAGAATACGTTCCACCAACAATGCACCCATCACGTGTCTTTGATCCAGAGTTCATTGTCAATCCAAATGCTATGGAAGGCTCACGTGTAAGCGAAGAATTCTTACGCAATGCAATCACAGATCCAAGTAAGTTGCCAATTGTTCATGGTCCGTTGCTAGATGCTAATATCAATCTACGCCCTAAGGCTATAATCAGACAGTTTACTAATACAATGTTTAAGTATCTAGGGCAACTGCCTGAAGATAACTGGGCACGCCACCCACTATTCATTGATCTATATCAGAAGTCTATGCAAAAGCGTATCGCTACAGCAGAATTCTTACATGGTGGTAAGTTCACTCGTTCTGAGTGGGCAGATATTCAATATAAGTTGGAAGCCTCTGCTCGTGCTGATGCCATGAAAGGCGTAAAGGAAATCCTTTACAATGTTGAATATCGTTCAAATGCTGCACATATGCTACGTTTTATTTCTCCATTCTTCTCTGCACAAGAGAATGCAGTAAAGACATGGCTAAAGATTGCTGCAGATAAACCACAGATGTTAAATCGTGCTAATGTTATCTGGAATGCTCCTAACCGTTTGGGTATGATTACAGATCAGAATGGTAATACTGTTGACTCAAGTAAACCATTAAACCCTAATGATACTATGTGGTTCCCAATACCTAAGACATTAAAGAAACTTCCTATCCTAGGTGCTGGTCTATCTTCCCTTGACCAGGTCGGTGTTAGTAAGAAGAGTCTAGATGTTATGTTTGCTGGTAATCCATTTGGTGTATCAGTCGGCCCATTCGCTGCAATTCCAATTGCAAATGTTCTTAAGGTTAAACCTGAATGGTCATCTGTTGTATCCTTTGCATTCCCATTCGGACCTGACGCTTCTATAGTCAATCAGTTCCTACCAACATGGGCACGACATGGAAGCGAAATCCTCAAGGGTCAGAATAGCGATGCATATGCAAAGACATATCAATTGATCTGGTTAACAGAACAGCATAAGGCTCGTGATGAAGGTAAACCATATCTAACAGATAAAGAGATTAAAACTAAGACAGATGCATTCTATAAAATGCGTATGGCTGCATCTTTAATCTTGCCATTTGCTCCACAATTTGATAGTCCTTATCGTTTATATATGGATAAGTGGCGCAATTATGGTAATCTTTATGGATTAAATGCAGATGCAAAGTTCCTTCAGGATTATCCTGACTTCTTTGATTTTGCTACAACATTATCCAAGAACCCTACAGGTTCTCAAGCAACAATGGATTCAGTACAGAATGCTAAACGTTATTCTAGTTTGATTTCAAACATTGCAACCGATAACCCATCACTTGTTGGTCTGGTTACTAATGGTTCTAATGCTGCTAAGTTTGACCCAACGGCATACTGGTGGCAACAAGAGACATCTATCGGTCCTGGAACACCAGAGAAGTTTAGAGGAAAGTCTAATCCACAGGAAGCACAAGCACTCAACAAACAACGTGAAGGCTGGGCAAAGTACCGCATTGCAATGACTATCATTGACAATCGTTTAAAAGATCGTGGGCTTACATCATTGACACAACATGGTGCCGAGGATCTACTTGCTGCAAAGCAGGCAGTCATTAGTTCATTATCATCTGAAATAGACCCAGTAACTAAACAACCTACTGGTCAGGTTAGTGCGTGGTATCAAGATTATAAAGATGTTGATGGCACAAAAACAGCACGTACTGTTGATGGATTCAGAAAGATTCTATCTGATAAAACATTTATGGCTGACAATGCAAATGACCCTACATGGAAATCGCTTGCAATGTACATGAAAGTACGTGACCAGATTGCTGTCACATTAAGTGGCAGAAATACTAGTAACATAGACGCTAAATCAAATGCTGATTTAAAGTCGGTTCTTGAGTATTACATTAGCCAATTAAAGAATGGTGATATTCAATTCAGTACTATCTATGATAGATACCTATCACAAGATAAAATTTATGACAAGTATCTAGGCTTAGGAGCATAACGTGGCATCTAAAGAAGAACTCCTTGCAGAGAAAAATGCTATCCAAGCAAGACTTAAAGCAGCAGCAGGTCCTAACGGGCTAGGTTCTTTATCGCCAAGCAAGCGCTTAGCGTATATGAAGAAGACTGAAACAGATAGAAAACGTCTTGTTGAAGTTGAGAATCAAATTAAAGGTGAAGCGCCTACTCCACCTAAAAGTAAAACTCCTTATGTCCTGCCAAAGAATCCATTGGCATCTAATGCTCCAGCAAATTTGCCAGCAGATGTTGTACAAGAGTTATTAAACAATGGTGTTGACATTACAAATAATGGTGTATGGCAATCACAAGGTGTAGGTGCTACATCTTTAGTATGGCTTGCAGATAGTGGTTCTACTGGAAAACTAGAGATAGATCCTATTACAGGTAAACCAAAGAATGCTGTTATATCTAATACAAAATATGCACCAACATTAGCAAACTCCTGGTGGTCTGACCCAGCATTGCAGAAAAAAATCATGAATGCTTATGCAGCCAAGGGCCAGAACTTAAGTCTAGTAGAGGGATTCAATCTCTGGCAAGGACTTGTTACTACTGCTGCATCTATTTACAATGGTGGTCGTGGTGCAAAGATTACTCCTTTTGATTTGCTTAGTGATTCATTAAAGAATGTCAAGGTTACTGGTCGTCAAACATCTATTGATACTACTATCCGTAAATACAGTGACGCTGAAGTAACAACGCTTATTAATCAAAACTTAAGAAGTGTTATGCCTCGAAATGCAACACCTGAAGAAATTAAATCTTGGTTACCAGATCTAAAGAAGAAGTTAGAAGAAGGCACCGTAACTAAGACTGTTCCAGTCGGCACTAATAATACCAAGACATATACTAATCCAAGTTTCAGTGAAGCAGATATTGCTTCTTATATTAAAGATAAAGTATCTGGTACGCAAGATTACGCAGAAAATAAAAGTCAAGGCTTTATGGACTTTATAAGTCGGAATAGATAGGAAACTAAATGGCAGAGTTATCTCCTGGGCAGATGGCAGCAACCGCGCATGGCCTGACGCAGAAATTAATTGATAGTCGGCCAGATGATGTATATCTTAAGCAAGCATGGGAAGCATATCTCAAAGATGATTTAGTTAATGCTAGCAAATATTGGTATTTAAGTAAGTACTATCAAGAAGTAACTAATGTATCTGCTATACGTCAAGAAACAAAATTAGGCCGTAATGGTGTATACCAACAAGACTTAGCAAAATATCGTGCAGATGAACGTGCTCGTTTAATTCAGTCGGGTATTAACCTACCAGATGCAACATTTAATATGATTACTGAAGATGCTTACCTTGGTGGGTTATCAGATACAGAGTTAGATGCTAAAGTATTACAAGCAAACACTGGCAAAATTGGTGGAACAACTCTTGAGAATATTCAGAACTTAAAAGAATATGGTGCATCTTTTGGTATAGAACTAACTGATGCTCAACTTGATGGATATTCTAAAGATATCTTTGGTGGCAAGACTACAATATATGATATTAAAAATAAGATTAGAGAAGATTCAGCAAGTGCATTTCCAGCATATGCACAGCAAATTAAAAATGGTACATCACTAGATTCTTTAGCCTCAGCCTATAAGACTTCAATGGCTAATTTATTAGAGATTGATGTTAACTCAATTACTTATAATGATCCTACATTACGCAAGGCATTACAAGGAGTAGCAAATGGAAAAGGAGCAGAGTATGCTGCCCCTACTCCATTATGGGAATTTGAGAATCAAGTTCGTAAAGATCCACGTTGGCAGTTTACTAACAACGCACGCAATACCGTTGATGCATTGCAGTATCAGGTACTCAAAGATTGGAAGTTGATGTAATGCCATTAAACATAGATCCAGCATTTAAGGCAGTCACTCCATCTGCAAAAGTTTTAGAAACTGCAAAACTTAATGCTGCTCCAGGACAAACACCAGAGGAATATATTGCATCACGTGGTGGTGTAAATGCTTCTGGGTACTATGGAGATTCTTGGAACTCTAATATAAATTTAACAGATGAAGAATATGCTGCAGCAATTGCAGGTGCTAAGGCAAAGGGTTTAACCGCTGGAGCAGCAATTAATGCAGCACAATCTGCCAAAGCACAAAAGTCAGGTGCTGATATTAGTGGATACGACATTAATGGAAATCCAATGTCTGGTGGAAAATATAATAAGTTTGGTATTTATGTAGGATCAACTGCTAAAGATGCTAATGCACAAGATATTAATTCAACAACTAGTACATCTCAGATTGATGCTGCACAATATAATGACCGTATAAGTGTTTATGCATCTTTGGCTGATAGATTTAATAAGTATGGCTTGACTGGTCTTGCTGATAAAATCAAGCAATTAGCAATGGAAGGCGCAAGTGCAGATACAATATCATTGCAACTCCAGGAGACTCCTGAGTATCAGATGCGTTTTGCTGCTAATGCAGATAGAATTAAAAAAGGTTTATCTGCTTTAAGTCCAGCAGAATATATTAATGTTGAAGATACATATCGACAAGTGTTGCGTGCATATGGTCTTAATCAATTTGATAATAATGATTATGTAAAACAATTCATTTCAAATGATGTCTCACCTACCGAATTATCTAATCGTGTAGTCACTGCAGTACAACGTGTGCAATATGCAGATCCTGCAATCAGCCAAACACTTAAAGATTTTTATGGTATCAGCAGTGCAGATATAGTTGCATATGTACTCGACCCTACACAGCAAATGGAAAAGATTCAGCGCCAAGTAGCAGCAGCAGAAATTGGAGCAGCAGCACGTAAGCAAGGACTTTATGCTGGTGCTGGTGTATCTGAAGCACTTGCTGCACAAGGCATCACACAAGCAGAGGCACAAAAGGGTTATGCAACTATTGCTGACATCATGCCAACTGCTGAGAAACTTAGTGGAATCTACAGCCAGGCACCTGGCTACGATCAGTCTACTGCAGAACAAGATGTATTTAACTCATTAGCATCTGCTCAGCGAAAGCGCCAGAACTTGGTTGCACTTGAACAGAGTTCATTTTCTGGTTCATCAGGTACAGCAAAGGGTGCATTTTCTACTGGTTACCTAAGCAGACAATCTGGCGCAGGCCAATTCTAGAATCCTGACACGGACCTATCGGCCCCGTGCAGCGTACAAGACCGAGAGCAAGAGCCAGCCTATTCCCCCGAATAGTAACTGTGGCTTGCGATTCAACTAACGAAAGGGTGGACAGTTGCTATGAGCAACAACTACTGGGATGAAGACGAAGACGACATGGATACACAGGATGAAGTACAAATGGACGGCAGTGACTTATTAAAGAAGTTACGCAAAGCCAAGCGTGCAGATGAAAAGCGTATCAAAGACCTAACTGACCAACTTGAGACCTTGTCCAAAGGTCAGAAGGAACGTACAGTCAAAGATGTCCTAGAAAAGAAAGGTGTGAATCCTAAAGCGATTCGCTTAATTCTAAAAGATTTAGACGAAGTTAACGAAGAGTCAGTTAATAACTGGCTCGATGATAATGGAGACTTATTTGGAATTCAGCATTCAGTACAGGATGCACCTGAAGTAAGTGACAACAATCGTGCTGCATTGCGTCAGCAAGATGTAGTCACTCAGGGTGCAATAACACCTGACAGAGCAGAGAACATTAATAACCGCATTGACAATGCAGAGTCAATGGATGAGTTACTATCGATTCTTCGCTCAGAATAATCATTCATAGTTTCTAGTCACTTGGAGGTGACAACATGGCAAACGCCTATACAACCACAGGGTCGTCCTCACTCGGAGGTACAGCCAATGCTGCTGGTTTAGTTCAGAAGGCATATGACCGCCTTTTGGAATTTGCTCTCCGCGCCGAACCCCTAATTCGTTCAGTCGCAGATAAGCGTCCAGCAAAGCAAGCAATTCCAGGTTCAACAGTCGTACTACAAAAGTACGTTGATATGAGCCCAGTTTCATCAGCACTAACAGAAGATGTTGATCCAGATGCAGTTGCTCTGGCTACACCAACATCGATTACAATTACTCTTGCAGAATACGGTAACTCAGTTCTCGTAACTCGTGCATTAGAGTTGTTCTCTCTTGCTGATGTAGACCCAGCAATCGCTAACATTATTGCATTCAACCTTGCCGATTCAATCGACGGTATTGCAATGACATCACTTCGCGCTGGAACCAACGTAATTTACTCTGGTTCTACAGCAACATCAACAGCAACAATCACTGCTGCTGCAACCCTATCATCTGCAAACATCCGTAAGGCTGTTGCAAAACTACGTGCTGGTAAGACAACAGGACGTAAGGGTTCACTATACTGGGCTGGTATCCACCCAGAAGTTTCACACGACCTTCGTGCAGAAACTGGCTCAGCAGGCTGGTTGCTTCCTAACCAATATGGTTCCGCACAGGACCGCATTTGGGCAGGAGAAATCGGTACATACGAAGGTGCGTACTTCGTAGAGTCTCCACGCCTTTACAACGCAACAGACGGTGCATCATCTGCACGTGTCTACCGTACTATCTTGGCAGGACAGCAAGGATTTGCAGAAGCAGTTGCTGAAGAGCCACATGTAGTAATCGGACCAGTAGTTGACAAGTTAATGCGTCACCGCCCAATGGGTTGGTACGGCGTACTAGGCTTCGGTCGCTACCGTGAAGAAGCACTATACCGAATCGAATCAGGTTCATCAATCGCTTCATAATCAGTTGATTGACGGGTGGGCAGGGGCTTCGGTCCCTGTCTATCAGTAAGTCCACTAAGGAGAAAAATGGCAACGTATAAATTTACAACACCATATGTACTAGAAGGTCCATCTGGAAGACATCGTTTGTTTTACTTTGCTAAATTGCGCAAAGGAATAACTATCATTAAAACTGGTGGAGTATATCAACAGGCTCGCTACTTAGTTGATGATGGAACACAGGTATATCAAGAATTATACCGAGGTGGGCATATTCATACAGGAATCAGTGAGGCTACTAAAGCAGCATTAATTGCTGGCAATGTAGGAGTTACGGAAACAAACTTCACAGTAGAGTAAGGGACAACATGGGACACCAACATATTAGCAAGGTTCTTGATTGGGGCTTCACTCCTGAACATAACTTTGAAGCAACTCGATGGGGTTGCGTACTATGCGATGAAACATCAGAGAAGCCATTTGAATATGAAGATATATCAATTGACCATACGATGTGTGATGAAGACTGCTTTGGTTGCAAAGCCAAGGGACTACAACTAAATGCAGGAGATGCAACAAGGGATATTCCAGACAAGAAATGGACTAGCGAACTTGCTGCATATAAAGATGCAAGAGCACAAGGGATGCAACCTGGTGGCACAAGTAGAGCACATGTTGAGGCTGCATATACCGCTTCTGAAAATATGGGCAAAGCATATAACTCAGAAAAAATGCCTAGAGCAAGTAACATAGATAAAAAAACCGCGCAAGTTATGAAGGAAGTGGGAATGTAATATGGCTAAAATGAAAATGGAAATGTACGGATCTAAGGGTGCAATGAAGATGCACGAAAAGGGCGAAGGCTCAAAGATGATGGCTATGGAAAAGAAGATGAATATTAAAGACATGGTCAAGAAGTCTGCTAAGAAGTCTGCTCCAAAGAAAATGGGAAAGAAGAAGTAATATGCCAACTAAGAAGCCAACACCTAAGGCAACTTCTAAGACGGTTACCCAAGTTATTAATGCTGCTAATATAACAAAGCGTCCTGCGCCGAAGAAGCCTATGACTCCAGCAGATGCAGCATATAATAAGTTAATGCAAAAGTATAACTATGATCCAACTCAGATTCCAGGTTGGAATAATGGACGTGGGTCACAATGAAAAAAGTAGCCAAAGGTCAGAAGAAAGTGCAGAAAGTTATGCACGAATTCAAAGCAGGAACGCTCCACTCTGGTAAGGGTGGTAAAGTAGTAAAGAATCCAAAGCAAGCAATTGCTATCGCACTCTCTGAGGCCAAGAAGGCAAAGAAGAAGTGAATGACCCAAGACTAAAGCGAGCAGGCGTATCAGGCTTTAATAAGCCCAAGCGCACACCTAATCACCCTACGAAGTCACACGTTGTTGTGGCCAAAGAGGGTGATAAGATTAAGACTATTCATTTTGGTCAACAGGGTGTATCTGGTTCTCCAGATGGATCAGCCCGTAATAAAGCATTCAAGGCAAGACATGCTAAGAATATCGCAAAAGGAAAAATGTCAGCAGCGTATTGGGCTGATAAAGTCAAATGGTAAATCAACTGATAACAAGAAAGGTAACAAAATGAAATCAACAGGACTAACAGTAACAGCAAACAAAAAAGTATCAACTCGCACAACTGCAGCAGATAAAACTAAGGTAACTCCTATTCACAAAATGAAAGAGTCACCTGCTTTCGCTGCACTACAGCAAATCAATTACGGCAAGCCAGTAATTAAGTAATTCAAAACAATGGGGGACACAATGCAAGAGACAGTATCTATCGCCTGGTGCGATAACGGCAATGTTGATGGCAAGTTTATGCAAGGCGTTACTGACGTTCTTCTTAAGTCTGGCATCGAATTTACAACATCTCTACGGAGTCAGGGCAATCAGATTGCTCGCCAGCGTGAGAAGGTTATCCGTTACTGGTATGAAAATAACACCTCTGATTGGCTACTCTGGGTTGACTCCGATGTAGTAATCTCTCCAGAGAAATTCAAACTATTGTGGGACAACAAAGATGCTAAAGAGCGTCCAATAGTTACAGGTGTGTACTTCACAACGGACACACCAGAAGAACCATTAATGATTCCTATGCCAACTATTTATGAGTTTGCAGAATCAGAAAATGCAGTTGGCATTAAGCGGATTCACCCTATGCCAGAAAATAAGTTTATTCAAATAGGTGCAGCAGGAATGGGATTTGTTCTTATGCACCGTAGCATAGTAGAACGTATCAATGATGCAATACCAGATGCTCCATTCTTTATGGAGATAGGAACTGGTAAGCAATTCATGGGTGAGGATATCTACTTCTTTGCTTTATGTGATAAGGCTAATGTTCCAGTATGGTGCCATACAGGGGCAACCGTTCCTCATATGAAACGATTCTCATTCGATGAGCATTACTATAAAGCATTCTTCGGAGGCAACCAAGCCAAGAAAGAATCAAATCTTATTCTTCCAAAGCAAGGTTTAATTAAACCCTAGAAAGGTTGACAAATGGCTATAGGCAATCCTGGTAGTTCGCTAACTGCAGAGTTAAATAGACTTGCAAATGGTGGGACTTATCCTGCTATCACAGCATATCTTGATGCTCAAGGAGCAGCCAATAAGTGGGCTGCAACAACTGGCTTAAGTGTCAATGGTGCATTGAATGTCAAGAATGGTGTTACCAACCCATCATTGTGGAAAGATCTTGATGCAGTGTGTAACGCACTTGGTGGAACTACTGGACTTGCAGCCCCTGCTGCTTTGCGTTTAAGAAGTATTTAACTAACATAGGAGAATAAATGGCAACCTTAACAGATATGGTTGACGAAGTAAAGAGCAAGTTAGCAGGCTACACTCTTCGTCAAGATCGTGTTACCTATACAATAAATGCTGTCGGATTGACTGATACAGCCATTCAAATTGGTTCTTCTAATAACCTTGCTAAAGGTATTGTTGAAATTGATAATGAACTTATCTGGATTGACTCCTATGATAAGGCATCTAATACTCTTAATGTAATCCCTGGCTTTGGTCGTGGATATCAGAATACTGATCCAGCGACTCACACTCAATATTCACAGGTTACACTTGCTCCAGCATTTCCACGTGTAATGATTAAGCAAGCAATCAATGACACTATTAACTCAGTATTTCCTAGTTTGTGGTCAATGGATTCTACAACATTTACTTTCAACCCAGCACAGAATTCATATGGATTACCAACTGCATGTGAAGATGTGATGCAGGTCTCATGGGAAACTATTGGGCCAACAAAAGAATGGGCAATGGTTAATCGCTGGCGTTTAGACCAGATGGCCAATGCAACTTCTTTTGGTTCTAATGCAGCAATTGTAATTGGCGATTCGATTACCCCTGGTCGTACTGTTCAGGTGTGGTATCGCAAGACACCAACTGCTCTTGCCAGTGACACTGATGTATTCACTACCGTGACTGGACTGGAAGAATCATCTAGAGATGTAATCATTCTTGGTGCTTGTGCACGTTTGCTAGCATTCGTAGATTCGGGACGACTTAATTTAACATCTGCTCAGGCAGACCAAGCAGATACAAAGATACCTTCATCTGCAGGTGCATCTATTTCTAAGTATGTCTATGCTCTCTTCCAACAACGCTTGAAGGAAGAATCAGGACGTCTAAATGGTAAGTACCCAATCCGTCCACACTATACACACTAAGGATAACCAATGACAAGAAAATACTCCAGTACTAGCGTTGCCACTACGCTATCTGTCGGTATCTCAAATACAGCAACATCAATGACAGTTGCATCAGGAACTGGTCCAGCCCTTATGGGTGGTGTGACCTTGACTGCTGGTAACGTAGATAGATTTACTATCGTTTTAGACCCAGATACAGTTAGTGAAGAAGTAGTATTTGTTACTGGTATATCAAGTGATACTCTTACAATTATTCGTGGACAAGCAGGAACATCAGCAATTGCACACTCTGGCAGTGCACCAGTTAAGCACGTATTAACATCTGATGATCTAAACTTCTATACAGCAGGTGTTGCTACTGCTAATGCAGCAGTTGCTAAATCTGATATCCAAGCCAAAGGTGATTTAATTGTTGGTACTGGTGTAGCAACGTCAACACGTCAAGCAGTTGGAACTGATGGATATACATTAGTTGCTGATTCATCTTTAACATCTGGTGTAAAGTGGGCAACAGTTGGAAGCGCAGCAGCAAGTGCAACTCAAACATTAACAAATAAAACAATCGATTACAACTCAAATACAATACTAAACGGACCTGCAGTTATCAGCCCGTTTCTACTCATGGGAGCATAATAAATGGCAACAGTATATAAGGTGTTGGCACAAGCAGCACCAACAACAACATCCGAAGCAACCCTATATACGGTACCTGCTTCTACATCAACAATCGTGTCAACTTTGACAATCAGTAACATAACATCTACTGCTGCCACAGCAAATGTAAATATCTGTGTTGCTGGTGCAGCATCTGCTAACTTAAATTCATTTCTTAAGACCGTAACAATCGCTGCTAACTCTGTTGCTACCTTTACATTAGGTATTACATTAGCAGCAACAGATGTTATTAAAATTACTTCTGGTACAGCAAATGCCCTATCATTCCAAGCCTTCGGAAGTGAGTTATCATAATGGCAGTTAATACATTCCCCTCATCTACTGCATCTTCTGGTGGTACACTTCCATTCCAGTCTAGTGGTTTGCACACAACTTATGTTTCATTGAATGCATATCAAACAGCACTTCCTGTTCCAACAACTCTTTCAACTACAGGTCCAAATTACTTTGTATATAATTCTGTTACAAGTAATGGTACTACTTCTATATCTAACCTTGTACAAGCCTATCTTTATGCTCAAACAACTGCAACTGCTTTTAGTAATACTACATCTAAAGCATATGTACAACCATTTTATACTACTAACACTATTGGTAATACATTAATAGGCGTTTCAATTCCATACACACCAAGTGCTATGCTTACATATAATATTAATGGTACTGTTGGTGATACTTATACTAATTATGTAGCATATGATGGTCCAGTTACTGGTACAACTACTGTTACTATGGCTGGTATTGCATATCTAAATGGAAAAGTTATTGCAGGTGGAAGTGGTACTCTTAATAACACTAGGATATATACATCAACTGCAACTGATTCTAATGGAGCAGTCAGCACTTGGTCAACAGCAACTGTAACAGGTGCAACAAATTGGTTAAACCTTAGTTCTGCTGCATATGGAAATGGATTATACGTTGTTGGTTCTACAACTAACGTAGTTGCTTACTCAACAAATGCTACAACATGGAGCACTGCAGCAACATATGGATCAGCATTTCCTTCTAATTCTCTTGTGTATGGAAATGGTATATTTGCAATGCGCAGTTCTAGCACTACTGCAATTTTAACATCAACAAATGCTACAACATGGAGTACATCGGCAACAATAAGTGCTGCTGCTAGCAGTTCTTTTCAAAATAGTCTTTGTTTTCATAATGGATATTTTATCGCTGGAGATAACTCTGGTAATATTACATATTCAACTAACTGTGTTTCATGGTCAACTGTAGCATCAGGTGCCAGCGGAACATCAATATTTAGAGGTGCAACTTATTGCAAAGGTATATACTATGCATTGTTCTATGATGGTGCTAGTACTAATACTTTAACATATTCAACTAATTTAACAACTTGGACAAATTATTCTAGCGGTCTTACT